ATAAGAGTTAGATAAAACTCTAGTTGATGTTACAGCATTTGTTGTTTTTTCTTCTACAGTCCAACAATTTCCTTCATCATCTACAAAAGATTCTCCTACAGGTACTCCATTGTCAATAATAACTTCGGAGTAAGCTGGGTCACAACAGTTTCTAATAAGTAGATTACTACCTTCACCAACACAAGCTTGAGAAACATCTAAAGAATAAGAAAATGAAAAAGCAGTTTCAATAGGAAGACCTTCTCCATTACTATCATTACCCATAGTCAGTCCTACAATAAAGAAAGTTTCATCTGCAGGTAAAACACTACCTAAAAAGACAGACTCTGAAAAACATACTTTTCTTTCTTCATTAATTGAATATGAAGCAACAGGGATTACTGTATATAAAGGAGTATTAGGAACTTCTGGAGTTACTTCTGAACAATTAAAATAAGAAACAGTTACATAAAAAGTAGGATTTACAGGAGCAGGATCTGAATTCTGAAGATTTACAATACCTGTTATTTTTACCATATCCCCTTGATTTAAATCTATAGGTAAAGGAATACCTAAAAAAGTATCATTATGCTTAAATGTAATTAAATTTCCAAAACCATCAGGATTAATACCATAATTATATTTTCCAAAAGACCATCCATTTTCTTCATTACCAACAAATATTGTTTCTATCTCAGGAGAATTTCTACTAGTTACATTAATTTTTCCTGATACTGCTCCTAATTTTAAATGGTCAGGACATGATTCTCCACTACCAGGAGGGCCTTGTGGGCCAGGAGGTCCAGGAACAGGATTTAAACAAATACACTTATAAAGAAACTCTAGTCTTTTAAGTCTTTCTTGAATTGACTTTGGCATAATTATTATGTTTTAATTAGATACTCTTTTCCTTGTTTTATACTTTGATGTATAGCTCTTTTATTAGCTCTGGTTAAAATAAAGTTGTAATAAAGTTTGTTCTCTATTGGTACTCTATTTTTAGACCAGTGTAACTTATAAACTACACCATCAGTTTCTTCATTTAAACAGTAGACAATTTTCTTTGTAGCTTTTGCTTCAGGGTTTCTATCCCAAAGTTCTTTAGTCTTTGCCCAATTAGGAGGCAACAAAGGAATACCATCTCTATTAAATTTTAATTTCTTCTTTACACCTTGAATAAACAAAGAACCTAATCTAGCCGGCATTGTCACTTCTTCTCCTTCTAACACTTTTTGTATTAGAAATTCCATATATCCATTTGCCACTGCTATAAACTCTTTTTCTTCAACAGGAGTACTCATTTCTACAGAGTACCTCTTATAAGAGCTTCTTATGTTTAAATCAGTTCTTTGCATTATCTATCTTCAGTTCTTTGTCTGTCTTGAGAATTATTTTGATTATCTTCTCTCATTTGCCCAAAGATAGATAATAATTCTTGAAAACACATATTAATTAGTGGCTCAATTAAATCTCCATCAATATCAAACTCATAGTCAGGATAAGGAGTACAATCTGTACATTCCTGACAATCATCACATAAAGAAGGATATTTTTTAGCTTCCAAAGGATCTTCAGCAAGTAGTTTAATCTTTACTATACCTGGAGATTTTTGTATTGGAAAATACAAATAACCATTCTCAAAAAGATACTTAGGTTTGGTGCCGGTGTATTTATTACCTTTTAAATAAAGCACACCTTGTCTTGAAACTTCTTCTATTTTTTGACCATTTTCTACAGTCATTACAAATTCTATGTAATGTCTATTAGAATCTGTCATTACTCTTGGTATCTTAAATTTAGTTCTGTAAACATCACAACCCAAGTCTCCAAGACAAGAGCATTCATGGTTAGGAACTTTAATAAGTTCAACACAAGGTAATATAGAATAGTTCCAATCACTTATTCTCTGCTTCTTTTTAAGTTGCTGAGAAATAAGTTGCATCCTAACTGATAAAATCTTGTTATAGACATGTCTGTCAGATAACCTAGATTCATCACTAGATACCCCTCTAGAATAAAGAGATTGAATTCTTTCTATGACTTCTTTAATATACATACTTAGTAAATTTCAAAAATTACATTATCCTTTGGAGTTACATTTTTTATGTAAAAGTCTATAGTCAATATCTTTCCTAATGATCCATTATTTACAATATTATTAGAGTTTACATTATAAGTAACAACTTTAGGGTAATCTCCTTCTTTAAAAAAAGCAGTAGCTTTTTTTACAGTCCAACCTGTAAGTGCTCTAAGATGAGTTACAGTAGCAGTTTGTGTACCTGGAGTAACTAAAACTAGATCAGGTTGTTTTCCAATACCATGTTTTTGATTTAGTTTTTTATTTTCATTAGGAAAAAAGAAACCAAAAGCTACTTTACCAACAGCTTTTTTAAATCTATGTAATTGTAAATGTTTCATAGCAAATTATTTTAATTGTTGTTTTAAAATACTTGTAACATCTTCAGTATCAAATAACTGATAGTTACCATCTAAACCAAGCCATATAATAACCCTTCTACTTACTTTAACTCCTACTTGTTCAAGAAGAAGTTGGTAATAAGAAAGCTGAATTACATAATGATTTAATGGATTATCCAATAAATGACTAAAAGGCCCTATCATAGTTTTACCTTGGTAATTCTTAAACAAGTCTTTGTTAGTCTTGTAATCAGCAATTATATATGTTTGTGTTTTAGTGTCAAAAAGAATAATGTCTGCTGTGCCTGCAAATAAATGTTTAAAGTGGTACATTCTAAGCTCAGCAGCTAAAGGAAGTATATGTTCTGGAACATCTTGCCAGAACTTTACAATAGCTTCTTCCTGTGGACAAGAAGGTTTCAAGTTTCTATTAAACTGATAGACTTCTCCAAAAGCATGTACTCTGTGTCCTCTATCTCTAGATTCTTGATTAATAGCTGCCCAATGTGCAAGAACTTCTTCTGTAGTTAATCCCATCTTGGCAGCAGAGTATGGGGCAACTTGTTGAGCATCAAAGTGCTCATAAAACTCTCCTATTAAAGCAGAGACTGATTTATTTATAGGCTGTCCTTCAACATAGTATTTATGTCTTTTCTCTTCAAAGGAGAGCTTATTAAAAGGTTGTTGTATCTTTGTAAGTAATTCCATTTCACAAAGATACTAAAATATGTATTATGTTAAAAACTTAGCAAGTATCTTTTTACCCTCATTAACAACTCCATAGAATTTTTTTCTAATGTCAAAACCTGCTCTTTTAAAGTTTTCAAAAAAGATTGAGTAAAATTCTATAGCACAACAGAAACCTATGAAGATCAAGGTTATAGTCATCTCTTGAGAGCTTATAGAATCAATCTTAAAACTCTTAATGATAAAGACTTTTTCTATGGCCCAAACTGCTAAAATTGCACTAGCATAAGTAAAAGCTTTTACTCCGGAAAGTTTAAGTTTTTCTGAAGAAATTAAACTTTGCTTTTTTAACTCTGGTTTAGTTTTTTCAGCTTCTTTCTTTTCTCTCCAAGAAGCAAGTATTCCTGTAATAAAATCTAAGACATAAAAACCAATTAAAAGATATATAGCTTTTTCTGTATTAGTCATTACAGAAGCAGCAACTACTGTTCCTGATACAACTGCTGTTGCAGGACTAGAAGACATAGTTTTTAAACTAATTCCTAATTTAAGAAAATACTTTGAATAAAGAGAAAGCCATTCCATAGCACAATATTTAAAAATAATTAAAGGGTAAATAAGGGGTCTCATAACCTCAATTTTAATAGTTACAAATGTAATTATTTTCCTTGACCTCTGTAAGCTTTTTTGTAGTTCTTAGAACTTTTTAAAGAAGAGGTTTTACTTTTAGCATGAACACCAGGTCTTGATATTTTAGGACTTGGTTCAAATGATGTTGTATTAACTTTACTTGCCATAATAAATTGTATTAAGAATTAATAATATAAGTTCCTGCAATATGAAAATTATCAGCTACATTTAAGTTTACTGGAGAGTTATGGTCAAAAACTTCATCTTGTCCATTACTTCCTGTGTAAGTTAAATACACTCTGTTTGAACCTGCAGCTACATGTCCTCCAATAGCATATTGATTACCATTAGAAATATGATGTAAGCAACCTTCTTTAAACTGATAACCATATTTTGAAGCAAAAGGCAAATCTACATAGTATTGGCCTGTACCAAAACTAGTGATATTATCCATATCTACTTGTATTTGAAAGTGAATCAAAATACCTATTTGTACATAAGAACCTGTAAATAAAGGAGCACCACTAAAAGTAGGTTGAGTTCCTGTTGTACCTCCTACTACTATAAAAGGAATTTCTGTACTTGTAGCAGCTTGAATATCACTTAAATAAGCAACTACTCCAGATTTATCTTGCCAAGTAGCAATTCTATTATTAGTAAGAGTTTGAAAGTTAAAATTAAAAGCAAAAGGAGATTTAACATAAGTCCAACCTGCTTCATTTATTTGAAACATCATGTTCCCTAATTTACTAATAAAATTAAGTCTTGACTTATCAGCATTTATTTTAGCAAATCCAAAAGGTGCTACAAAATTATCCCAAAAACCTATTTCTTCTATGTAAGCTCCTCTTGTAGGTGCTTGATCTCCTTCTGCTAAAACACTATCAAGATCTTGGACAGGTAAAGAGTTATTTAATTCATCTTGAGTTACATAAGGACTACTACCATCTTCTCCATCATTAATAAAATCAGAAGTATTAGTAGGCTTGTTTACAATGTATCTTCTTCCACCTGTAGCATTCCAATCAGATTGTTCTTCAGCAAGTAAGTGCCCTTCTCCTAAATCTAACCAATAGGTAGTATTAGTAGGTGGAATTCCATCATTATTAAATTTACATTTATAAACATGGCCATTATAGAATACATAGGTTCCTGCAGTGTAAGGATTTCCTGTAACTGTAGAATGATTACTAGACCACTCTGTAGCTACTAAAGGACAATTTTCATCTGATTTAGCCATAAGACATCTAACATACCCGAAGAGTGTGTTGATGTCTTTTTTAAGTTTTTCTAATTCTAATAGTGCCATAATTTTTTATATTACTGTATTTGTTGGAAAAGATTGCCAATTAGTAGCATCCATTCTAACAAAACATCTTGGTCCTCCAGGAATAGCTGCGAAAAAGATTTTACTACCTCTTCCATAAGAACCAACAGGAAAACTAGTATTTAACCAAGTTTGTGTAGGAAATGTTAAAGTAATATTATCATAATAGGTTTCTTGAAATTGAAATTTATCTTCTTGAGTTCTTTTTCCATTAAAGAAATTAGCTTGTCCTTCAATATTTTCAACAATCCAATAGTCACCATCCCAAGTAAACTTGAACATATCTCCAGGAACTGTTAGAAACTCTTCTACTAATCCACCAGCTACTCCACCAATTCCATACACATTTAATATAAAAGAACCATTATGACTAATAATTGCAAAGTCATTATTTCCTCTTGTTGTAAGATAGAGTTGTTGTCCTCTGACTGTAGGAGTAGGTAAAGCTACATAAGACCTTGAAAGTGTTGGAATATCCCAAGGAATGCTACTAAGAGCTTCATTAAAATCATATTGTAATGTAGGATAAGGTCCTGGAAATGCTTGTGCTGACACTTCTCCTTTTGTTTTAGGGGCATTCCCTCCATTAACTCCTCCATGAATTGACCATGAAATAGTGTAGTTTTTATTTGGAGTAAAAACACTATTACTTACATACATAGGAGCTAACCCTATTGATATACGATTAGGAAGTAAAGCCATATCAAAACTAGGTGCTTTATATTCTACTTGGTAAATACCTATAATGTTGTTAGAACCTACTTCAGTTATTTGAATAAAGAATAAAGAACCAGGATAATCTACTCCAAAATCATATAATGCTGTCCACCAAGCTTCATAATCTGTACTATTAATATCATCAAAATTTACAATAATTCTTGTAAGAGTGTTTAGATTTAAAGTATCAGTCACAAAATAAGTTGATCCTGGTGCACCTACAATATCACTAGTTGTTAAAAATTTCCATCTACCTGAGTTAGAACCATCATTACCTATAAGTCCAGTAGGTCCTTGAGGTCCTGTAGCTCCTGCATTAGCAAGTAATATCCAACAAGTAGGATTCTCAGGAGGATATTCACACTCATAAGTAGCTGAAGATTCACAGTTCATAAAATAAGAAGAACCATTATAACTAACAGCATCAAATTGGTTATATATTACACAAGGAGTCCAAGCTCCCATCCAATTTAAGTTTTGAAAAATAATAGCACCATCAGCACCAGGAGGGCCTGGTTCTCCAGTCTCTCCTTGAGGCCCCTGTGGACCTTGAGGGCCTGTAAATTCATTTGTATCACAGCAGAATAATCTGTGAAGTATTTTTTCAAGTTTACTTAATCTTTCTTCTAACCCTGCCATAATATTGAGTTTTATATTGTTTAAAAATTGAGGCTTCAAGGGGCATCTAATCTACTCTCATCACCCAAAGGTTTCAAAGTATATCTAACCTATCTTCATCAGGAAATCCCTTCTAAAAATATCTAACTTGCCCCCATCACCTACTATGTATGTTTAAAATATATTTTTGTTATTCTTTTTATTCCTATTTCACTACTAAAATCAGCTTCAATTATACCTCCAGCAGGATAAGTATATGTAATTCCTTCTTTAGGTTTAAATTCCATAATCATTTTTAATCTACCTAAAGGAGCACTTAAATAAGGAGCCCCTCCTACAGTTATTTCAATATGAAATTGAAGATATACAAAAGCTTTAGAATAACTTTTAAAAGGAGTTGTTTGACTATAAGCTTTAGCTGCTCCTCTTGTTCTTATAAGAGGAAGAGAAGCTAAGTTAATAAAACTCATAGCAGTTTGAACTGTTTGAGAAGTTTTAAAATAATGCTCTTGACCAAAATCAATTACTTGATACCCAGCTTGAATTGGAACTCTTGTCAATCTTACTGTATCATTATCTTGACTAAATTTATAACTTCCTTTTCTCCAAGTAGGATCAGGATATCCTGGAGTAGGAGTATTAGGTTTTTTCTTTTTAGTAGGAGTATATTTTGAAATTACAAGAGTAGGATTATAATCAGCAATACTTGCAAAATCTTTTACTTTTACTCCTAAATTATAAATATATGCTTCAATAAGTTTACACTCTTGATAACCTGGATCTATAAAAACTTCGGGGTGTTCTACACTACCTGCATTTTCAATAGGTTTTTCATAACCTACAAATCCATTTCTAGTATGAATATTATTAGTCACTCCTTGTGGCATATTTGCAGGAATGCGTGTAAAATCTTGAACAGTCCCTGCTTTCCAATCAAAAGACATCTCTAATTGATTAAGTAATTGAAAAGGAGTAGGTTGAAGAACAGAATTAGGTATTGGAAAAAAGTTATAAGCTTTGTTAGAATAATTAATTCCATAAACAGTAAGTCCTGAAGGGTAAACAAAATTACTTGGTATCAATCCTACTTCTCCAGGATAATTAGGCTCTCTCCATTCCCATCTAGTTTGCTCTTGAGCACAATAAGCAATCATACCTTTAAAATAAGTATAGGCCAAGTTATTTCCAGGGCCTAAATTAGCTAAAGTAGATTGGCTTGCAAAATACACCTTACCATCTAAAGGTATTTGGCCAGGGACTCTTAATCCTACAGGTATGTCATTTATTGAACTCATAATTATACTTTCATTATTTTAAGTCTTACTACATAAGGTTGCATATTTTTACCTGCTCCGGATTCTCCTGAAGAACTTGTTTTACCTGAATCTATAGGGCCATCTGAAGTAGTCAATTCATAGTCAAAAGGATCACTACTTTGATTAAAGGCTCTTGTAGTCAAACCTTTTTCTTTTCTAGTTGGGTTTGAACCATCATATAAACTAGTATCACTAGTTGTTGTTTCTGTACCGGTAACTGCTACATAGTGAGCATGAGAAACAACTACTGCATCAGTAGAACCTCCTGTGGCACCTAAAACAGGATAAGAAGTTCCATAAGCAACTACTACTCTACCATTATCATTAGGGGTTCCATTATTGCCATTACAAATTGCCCAACCTGCTCTTTCTCCAATACCAAGTCCTGCATTAGGTCCTGATTGAGTAAAGTAAGTTGTCAAATAAGTTGGAGTACAAAATACTTCTTTAATATCTCCTGTAAGCCAAGGAGAAGTAGTAGGAGCTAAAGATATAATATAAGGATCTACAGCAGTTCCTGTACCAGTTACATTAATACCAGTTCCTGCTTGAATTAAAGTATTATAAAAGGTAGCATTAAATTGAATTTCATCTCCTACTTGTGTAATACTTATTGCAGGGTTTACAGATTTAAAAGTTCTAAACTCATGTAATTTAGAACTAGGATTTACTCCTTTATAACTAGCTACTCCTGTGCCTAAGTTAAGACCTGATTTATTCTCTATGTTTACTTCATCTACACCAGTAGTTATTAACAATCCTGCACTAGTAAAAGTTCTGAATTGATGAGTATTAGTAAGTGTGTCTACACCTTTATACCAAGGAGCACCAATACCCACATTAGCTATCTTCATGTTTTGAAGAACATAGTAGAAATTAAAAGTCCTATTAGAATAATCAACACCATTTACTACTAGTGGAGAAGGGTAAGTGAATCCTACTGGCAATAATCCTATTTCTCCAATAGTGCCTTCTCTCCATTCATATCTTTTTTGTTCAGCTACACAATATACTATCATACCTTCATAGTAAGTGTAAGCCAAGTTATTAGCTACTCCTAAGTTCAACAAACTTGCTTCATTAGCTACATATAGCTTTGCATCAAGGGGAACTTGGGCAGGTACTAATAACCCTGTAGGTATATTGTTTACTGTACTCATTAGATTAGCTTTTTAAATTTAAAGTAGATGTTACTAAAGCTATATGGGATTTTAGATACAAACAGAGCAAGACTCATAGTATTATCATAGTACACATCAAACTCATCAGTAACATCATTATTTAAACTATCTGTGATAGTGAAATTCTGTATTTGTGTAGGCATAATTGCAAAGCAAATTCTTCCTACTTGAGAGTAACCTACTATGTGTCCTGCTTCAAAAGTAGCAAAAGGTAAACTTGCCTTAGCTGCAATGTAAGCTGGAGATAGTAAAGGGATAACTTCAGAGATAGTATCTTCTGTGTTATCTAATTGCCAATAGTAAACCATACTTCCTTCTTCAAATTGTTGGATTATTTCTGCAGGATCTACTCCTAACTTTTTAATACATTTTGCAATCTTATCAAACTTGTATTTAGTTGTGATGTAATTTGCTTCATCAAAGTCAGCAGCCATGTAGTAATCTTTGTAATAGAAAGCTGCATAGTAGTAACTTAGTATTTTTAACATAGGTTCTTTTACCGAAGCAGAACCAAATACTTTTTCATTAATGATAGTACAAATTACCTCATCAGTAAAATCACATACTGTATCTTGAGCAATTAAATCTACATAAGCTTGATATAAAGGATAATTTACAGAGTTAAATCCAAAGGATTTCATAAAAGCTCCTAAATAATCTTGGCACTCATTACACTCTGCACATTCATCACATTTTGCACAACCACATAAAAGTTTTTCAGCATCAGCTATAAAAGACTTAAGTAAGTTTTGAAAATACTTGATAGTGAAAGAGTCATCACCATTTGTTGTAGAAAGATAAATAGTATAATTACCATCTGTAGCAAAACTAATAGTAACAGTATTCCCAGGAGAAATTGTCCCTGTAGAAATACTTGTGCTAGCATCACAAGAATTTTTAACAATCTCATAATTCATCTCAATACTCTCATTGTTTTCAAGAGTATGGACATCTTTGTATTTTATGTAAGTGTAATTCAATGACATAGCAAGAGTTTTTATTAGGTTCAAATATACAAAAAATAAAAAACATCTCTACATTAAATAGAGATGTTTTTATCTAATAGCTTTTTCCTATACTTGAGGGCCTGCTACAAGAGGGGTGTTAGTAATCCAAGCATTTAAGAAAGTTGTAAGAGCATCTTGAGTGTCTTCACAACTATCATCTCCACAAGGGAAAGCAAATACTGTGCTTAGAGGGTTACTATACTCTTGCCATCCTGACTCAGAAGTTTGGTTATATTCCAAGATAACTTGGTTATAACTAGTGTTCTTATCAGCTAAGTAAGTGATATTGCCATAAGCAGTACCAGTTACTTGAGACAATTTGTAAGGACCTGAACCTGCCCATCCTGAAGCATGGTACTCTTTTTGTTGAATGTTAATACCTGTACCTTGTGCATAGGTAGGGTACTCATTAACAGTAGTTGCACCTGAACATCCAAAACCTTCAATTAAAGAAACAATTAAAACTGTTTCTAACAATTTGTAGTAGTGAAGATTTACTTGACAGAAAGAACCAATAGACAAAGGTTGACTTACTAATTGGAAATCAGCATAAACCAAATCATCTGGAGCTGCAGTTGAGTTGAACACAATTAATTGTGCAACATCAGCATCAGTCATTACATCTCCTGCAGAGTAGTTTTGAGAAACTCCATGAGTAGCAATAGTTAAAGCTTGTCTTGCAACAAATTGAGCAGATACTAAACCTGACTCATCTGCATTAATGTTAGCCACAAATAACTGTGACAATACATTAGCATCTAAGCTACCACATCCTTCAGCACAATCATCACAGCAAGGAGTTGTAACCATATAAGCTTTGCTAAATTGGTTATACCCTTGAATTCTGTTGATTTTTGCATTACGAAACTCTACTCTAATTCCATACTCAGTATCACACTCAGCTTTGAAATTACCTACAGTAACTACCATAGGAGAACCTTCAGAACACTCTACTTCAGTAAAGCCTACTACACCTTTTCTTTGGATTAATTGACCTGCAGAAAATCTGTAGTCAGTATTCCCATTGTCTTTTTGATAAGCCTGTGCAAAGAAAATTTCATTTGGCATAGGATTAGTAAAAGCATCAATAGACAAATTAGTAGCTGCATCAAATACACCTATTTGTCCATCATTAAGATCTTCAATGGCATTACCAGCATCCATCAAAGCTCCATCACATTCAGACTCTACAAGTACTGAAAAAACATCATTGTTACGATTACTCATGACTTTTTGTTATTTAATTAAACAATCTGATTAAAACCTAACTTTCCTGCTTTAAGCTGAAAGTCTGAGGTTGGCACCTCACTTGCTGCAAGCATTACTGCAATATCAACTATCTCTCTGTGTACATGTTCTGGGAGGTCACATTGAACTGTACCTGTTAAGACAACCCCACTTAAATTAGCATAAGAACCTCCATTGAAGTCTTGTGCATTGTGAAAGTAAGGCCACTTTCTGATATATGACAATTTTGCTTCATCTATTGTAAAAGTCCCATCTGTAAAAGATTGAATACCTTGGTCTGTGTACACACCATTTACTTCTCTCCATTCAAATGAGGCATTATAAAATGTACTTTCTTCAAACAAGTCTCTGTGCTCTCTAATGTAGAGCACAGCTTCTTGAGACTTGCAATTCTTTTTTGACAACTTAACTCTACATCTTACAAAGTACAAGTAATCTGCAGGTAAAGAAATTATGTTATTTGTAACCGGTAACCATGTTCCAGGTTTAACAATACTCTTAATGTCATCAATGATTCTTTGGCTAGATTCAAAACCAAGACCATTAGCTGCTTTGGGATTTGACACTTTTTTAACAAATAGCTCAGCAGCCTCATTTAGTAACCAGTCTATTTCTGGTACCAATAAGTTTCTGTTCTTTTGGCTATCTATTTTATTAAACTTCCTTTTGAAGTCATAGTGCATCTCCCTAGTGGTCATAGCTCTTAGTTATTAATCTTAGACAATATCATCATTTTAATATCCTGATTTTCTTCTTTAGCAAGGTATTCAGCAACCTCTATTTCATCAATTCCTAAAGGAGAATCCATGTGATAGATTCTTTGACCTTCTTTTCTCAATACTGATTTTTGTAATGCTTCTAAAACAAGAGCATGTGATGCTAATTGTTTCTTATCTAAATTCAAGTATCTCAAAAATTCTCCTGGATCTTTTTGAATAATCTTATCCAACTCTACAGCAACAAAATCTGCAGATTGATTCTTCATATTTTTACCACCTAGAACTAAGATAAGTTGTATCTTTCTTTCTAGGCTTAATTTAGAAGCTTCAATAATAGCAGTATTCTTCTGCTCTACTTTACTTGCTAAAACTGATGCTTGTTCTGCTTCATCATAGATAACATGAGTAGCTTCTGGCCACATACCTTGCTCATACTCTGCCATAGAGTTAGCAACATACTTGCTGGCTTTCATTACTCTGACTTTTATAAAGTCAATAGCATTATCCATATCAAAAAACATTGTGTTGTTTTCTAACTTAACTACTGCCATGTTAGAATCCCAAAATGGGTGTGGAGCATCTGAATTGTAGTGATCTGATAAATCATACTTAACTCCTTTTTTAGTTAAGTCTTTAATATCTGCATCACTTAATCCTGTGGCATACCTCATAGTATTACCATCTACTAATGCTTGGATTTTTTTTGGTCTTGTGAAAGACTCTTGACCTGTTTTGTTGTGCCACTTCTTGTGCTCAATAGGTCTGACTTCAACTTTTACTGATGCCATAATTTTTTCTCTTTAAATTAATGAACTTATTTTTTAGGAGATTACCTTACTCCCTCTACCACCAAAAGCTCCCTGTTACAGGAGCTTGTTGATAGATAATACAATATTATTTTTTTGGCCTTGGCTTTGGTTTCATACCACCTGCCTTTGGTTTACAAACTTTCATCTTAGTTACGAGATAAGATTAACTCTCCACATTTAGTGATGTCATGGATATGAATACCACAAGACTTCTCAACATGCATTTCATAGTATGAACCAGAGTGAGCTGAGCTACCTCCATTTTTAGGACCATAAGGACCATACATACCTTCTACATAAGTAAATGCAAAACCATCTTTCTTGCACATGATTTTGATGTTGCTATTTTTAGCTTCTCCTGAGAAGTCTAAGAATGTAATTCTTTGTGACTCAATAGGGAATCCTGTAACCTCATCAATTTCAAAGTTAATCTCTCTATCATCATAAAGAGGATTGTGGATTAACTCAAGAGATGCACCATTTGCCATGTTGTATTTCACAAATTGGTAACCTGCTTCAAGTGCATTAGTGTGTACTGAGTTAGTCACTTTGTTAGTGTAAACTTCAATATTCTTAATGAAACCTGATTTGTTTTGCCAATCTTGGATAGCTCTGTGGAATTGTAACATACCATACTCTCCTGTGAAACCTTTTACTTGACGGCCTTGACCTGGCTTAACTCTTGAATAGAAAATATCTTGTAAATACTCTTCAATTAACTTAGCAGTTAAGTGAGAATATCTGTGGATATGAGAATCTTCTAATTGCTCTTGAATACCAGGACCCATTCTTACTGGTCTACCATTAGCACCTAATACAGTATCAGCAGATCTTGAATACCAATATCCTCTTTCTACTTCTCTGTACCATTGTTGCCAATATTCAACTTCAGCATAACGCATCCAAGAATTATGATAAGCTCCTTTAGAATCCGGAATAGCTACTGCTAATACTTCAGTTGAAGCATAGTCAGTGATACGGTACTCTTTACGGTATTTAGACATTCTATTACGGAAAGCAATAGGTAAGCTGAATACAGTAGAACCTGATTGTTCTGCAGCTTCTTCATATTGAGAGAATAATTTACCCCATTGTTGTCCTGGTTTCAAATACTTCACAGGCATAAAAGCTTGTGGATCATCTGAGTTCATTCTAACAGTATAAACTGTTCCATCTCCATGTTTAACACCTTGATTTTGAATTCTCACTTGGTATTTCTTGTTAGAAGTACCTGGCATGATAACATCACCTGGTAAATACCAATTTTCATCAAGTTTAATTTTGAATGTTTTTTTGAATTTTCCTGGGGTTAAATTCCCTTCTGATTCAACATTCTCTACAACAACTAGTGGTCTAGTGTTGGCACCTTTCAATTCCCACTCCCACTCTGTGTTACCAATAGTCTCTTCAGTTTTGGAATTACCCATCAACAATGAAGACATAGGGTTATCAGAGTAGTAGTTCTGAGCAGAGAAAAGTTTGTCCATTTCTCCTAAGATACGGTGTGGTTTAGCAATCAAAGCTGCTCCCAAGTGGGACTGCTCAGTCATGTTGGCATTCCACTCCATCTCTTTTACAAGAAGTCTACTTCCTAATGTAGCCATTTTAATTTAGATTTAAGTTAATAATTGTTTTAAAAAATTTTAGTCTAGCATATCCCAGACCGCTTTCTTCTGTGGTTTGTGACCTCCACTAGATGAACTTGTTATAGATGCTGTTTTATCAGCTCTTTGAATTTCCTCTTTAATACCTCTAGCTGCTCTTGTTTGAGTCTTTCTCTCAATAGCACTAAAGTCAAAATCTGATTTTAAGAGTTTAGCTAAAAGAACTATCTTGTCTTTATCAGCCATTACCTTAAATAAATCAGCTTGCATTTCACTTACAAATCTACCATCTTGTAACTCTACAGTAGGTTCTGAGATATAAGTAGGAAGAACTGTTTTATCTTGTTTAGAGATTGGCAATCCACCTGCATCTTCTAAGCTGTTAATATGAGTAGTGATGTTACTCTTATACTCTCTAGCAGCTTTCTTTTTAGCTTCTAAGGCTTGCTTTTGTCTTTCAACTTGTCCTGCAGTTTCAGCTTCTTGTTCTGCTACAATTTTATCAAAAGACTTTTTAGCTATTCCTTCAAGTTTGTCTTTTTCTCTTAAGAACTCAATTTGGTCATCTATATACTCTTGGTCATAACCTTGTGCTCTTAAATCCATAGTGACTGCAAGAATCTGAACATCTTCATTTTCAATGTCACTATTTTTATTAATTCCTGATGTTGCATGTTGCACCATCTTACTTAATAACTCTCCTACATCTCCTCCTTTAGAAGCATACTTAATAAGTTGCTTTAACTCATCAGGTAATTCTTTAATAGTAGACTCAACTTCTTTTTCTAAAGCTGCTTCCCAAGAATCTTCAATTAAATTCTCAGCATCTTCATCTGTCAAAGGCTTTTCAGGATCTTCTTCATATTCTACTAATCCTCTTTCTTTTAAGAAAGATAAAGTAGCTTTTGGAGTTCCTGTTACAGGTTCTGCATTTGCATTGCCTTGCCCTCCTCTATCTTCATCATCATCTTCTGTTATTTTTGAAGTTGACTCAAAAGTTTCAAATTGCTTGTCAATTAACTCTTGTTCTTCTTTTTCTTTTTCAGCTTTTTCTTTAGCTGCTTCTACTTTAACCGGATCTTCAACATCATCTTTTTCAACTGATGTAATTACATCTTCTACAAGATTAGTTTCTCCGAAGAAATCATGTTGTTGAGAAGCCTCTTCCCAACCTGCAAACTGATCAATGGTTTTCTCTGTTCCACTCATAACTGTGACAAATTTAAGTTTAATTGTTTAATAAATTACATTTTAAAAATGAACTCTTCTCATTTAAAATGTAATAGCTTTTATTTTAAATTAGCTCCTTTTTGAGCTAATTCTTTTTCTTTTAAAGCATTCTTTGCTTTAGCATCTTGAATCTGGAAGTCTAGTTTTCTATTTTCTCTAGCCTCTTTTGACCTTTGAATTTCAGCATCAACTCCTTGTCTTGCTACTTCAAGTACATCAGGGACACCATCTTCATCTACATCTTTATTAGGATCAAATCCCATAGAAAGCATAGCTTGTTTCTGAATATCCCATTCTCCTTTAGTATTAATTTCTTCCATGGTATTAGCATGCTCAATAGACATTTTCTCTCTTTCCCAATCTTGAGCTTTTTGTTGCAAGTCTGCTTTAGCTTTGTCTGCAGCTTGTGCAGCAGCTTGTTCTCTTTCTGCTCTAAGTTCTTCAGATACAAGTAATGCTTCTTCAGCTTCTTGTATAGAATCTTGTTTAATAACTTTCAGAACATCAGATAACTCAATTTTTTGGTTCTGCATTGCAGCATGGGCAAGTTGTTGAATAGTCTGTTTAATTTCTTCTGACATAGAAGAGTCTTCCATAAATAACCCTAAAGTACTCTCATTTAAAAGGTTAACATCCATTAACAACATTTCTTGTGACATATCATCAAGAATATAATTAATGAATTTTTTATCAGAAGTAGAGTAAGCAACTTTAGCTAAATCAAGTAAACCTTGAAGTACATTCTTTTTAATACAGTTGTGTAAGTCAAAGTATGGCTCCAACATGTGTGAAGTCTGTACAAGGTTTTGTTGGTTATTTGTAACTCTCTCAGATACTGAAGTTTGTCCTAAAACAGGGTCAGTAATACCTACAGACTTACCACATTTTTGTTCAAGGTAATCTGCAAGTTGGATATACTTTTGAATATCAGAAGCTAATGAAAGGTCTAATGTTTTAGCAATAGTATTAACATCACTTTGGTTCATTCCTTCTTCATCAGGATTGTACCACATAAAAGGAGTACTTTCAAAGAAGTACTGCCATTTCTTAAGGTCTATTCCAGAGTCAGTAGGAATAGCATTAATGTTCATTAAGATTTTTTTACCTTTATCTGAAGCCATTAAAAGTTCAAGTCTATACATTACAATGTTGTAATAGTACTGATAAACTTTCATTCTATCCATTACAGATGTAGGCTGAGAGTTAGTGTTATCATAGATAGCACCATAGTAAGGTAAATTACATTTGTAGATGTTATCCGGATCTTTAAATTGGCCTGGCACAGGTCTCATTTCTTTGTAAATGTGCATACCAATTTTATATCCTTCATAGACTTCAGGGATCCATTCCCAGGTGATTTTAACATCACCCATAGCTTTATTAAGTCTATAAGATTCATCTACCATAAACTTAGTTTGAAGAACACCATCTTCATCAATGTAGTCTAACCATCCTACTTTTCTAAGTCCTTTAAATACACAATGTAAAACTCTGATTGAGTTTTTATCTTCATAAGTTAGATACTCATCAAAGTTAAATAAGTTATCATGAACTCTTTGTGTAATGTGGTGATTATAGTTTCTCCAAAGAGTATCTATTTCTTTATCATCTAAATCAAAAGTCTGAACTATTTGAGAAGGGTGCATTCTGTACTCTGCTGCTGCCCACTCTCCTTGTTCAATATAGTCAAGGTCTGAAGCTTTATCACAAGAAAATCTAACAGGGTTTACAACTTTCATTGCAGGTTCTCCATTGATTATTCCTAGCCAATATACTTCATAAGCAGAAATAAGACCATGTTTCCAACCATTATTAAACTTCTTTCTTACATCTAATTTTTTAATAAGAGCATTTAATAACTGTTGTCCTTGTACTTCAGCAGGGTCTCTATGGTCCCTTCTCATGTACTGTCTAATTTTATCTGGAGTTTTAGATTGAATTTCAGATTCAATTTGTTGTTGAATCTCTTGCATTTCTTGTTCTGTAAGTTCTCTACCTTTTAACTCTTGTTGGTATTTGGCTTCAGTTTCCTGTCTAATAGGAGCCATTATAGACTCAATTACAAAGTCTCTGATTCTATTAGTTTCTTCTTCTACTTTTCTATTAGAGGCTTCTTTATTAGTAGCAATAATTCTGTACCCAAAAGGTCTTTTCATTTCCATTCCAATAAGAGCTTTTACTCTATAAGAACAAATATCTCTATTTACCATTTGAGCAGGAAGTTCTCCCATTTCTGAACCATAAGGTGTTGCTACATAAGCAAAATCTGAAAGGTCAACAATATTATTGAATAAGTCATAATTAACCCTCATTCTTTTGTACTCATTAACCCCTCCATATCCTATGGATAAGAAGTTAGCTTTAGTGTCATACATATCAATCTTCTCTCTGTACCACAGAAAGTTATTATCTTCTTTCTCTTTTCTACTAAGCCTCTCAGTAGAATAAGATTTAGGTTGAGTAACAGGTTGATTCATCTCTCTAAAATATAAGTAGTTACAAAAGTAATAATTAATTTAATCTTTGAAGTATGTTCTTATTATTATTTTTTTGGTACATATTACCCATCATATCTAATAGCTGTTTTGCTTTCTTGTTCCCATTAGACTTAGGTTCATATTCTTTACCATGTAAATCCTCTTGATCTTGGAACATGACTTGCATAAGTGCCATAACCCTATCAAAGTTGCCTTTTCTATTATAACCAATTAGTTCTTCTAAAAGACCTATTGAATAGATTTGGTCTAAAGCTCTTATTGGAAATCCTTCATCATCATAATCTTGTACATCAAGTAACCAAGATTTAATGTATTTTTCACCTGCATCTTTAAGTTGATCATTCATGTGGCATCCATAAAGTCTATTTACTTTAGAATTCTTCACATTCTTCTTAATAACTTCATCAGGTTGATAAGCTAGGTAATGTAATTGTTTTCTTCTTCTGAAGTAATCCTTGACATGAGTTACCTCATTTTCATGCATAATTGTAGTATTGTAAAGCTCAGCAAATAATCTAGCAATGTAGTTTACATCATCTGCTTCTCCAGGTCTGCCTATATATTCTGCTACAATTATTCTCTTAGTTCTTTCTCCAATGATTACAGATTTATAAACATAGATAGCAGCTAAGGAAGTACCTTGTGCTTGTCTATAAGGGTCATACCCTATTTTATAAGCACCCCTTTGAGGAACTTCAGCAGGGTACTCATAAATAACAGGGCATCCTTCTAGAGAGGTATTATCTGGTTTTTGTCTGTAGATTACATTAGCTGAACCATCAAGTATAGGTTCTGCTTTAACTTTCTTAATTTCATAGTCATAAAAGAGTTTGACAGGAGTTCCCATAATCATGTGTAAGTTCTTGGCTTTGACAATTTCAAGTTGTCTCTTAAGTTCAAGAACAGGGAAGTTATTTGTAGAAACCATACCAAAGGCTTCAAAAGGGCCCAATGGTTTTTCCTGCATTCTTTGTTGAATATCTGCAGAAGTAGCTCCATTATCTAAGAGAAGTTTTCTATTTGCAAGTTCTACTTGTTTAGCTCCTTCTCTATCAGAGTTACCTTGACCATCATAATAACCTTCCATATTCCAGTTAATAGGATGAAAGAAACCACACTTCATATCTTCAGAGTCTTCATCCCAAATGTTTTGGAA